TTTTCAAGTTCATAAGTGTATTATATACTGAAAACCATTTAATGTCAAGTTAGTAATTACTCACAAAATAAACAATTTACGGGATGAAATTGAATTTTGCTATATGAAATGCTTATTTTTTGAGCAATTTGTAGTGTTGTATTTTTACAACGGAGTAGCCGAAAATTTTTCGGGGGATTCTGAAATATACTCATAATTGGTAGTATCTATGTTTTCTCTGAAAACGATAGCCCCGTTCTTTAAATGAAAACGACGGGCCAAATTAGTTTTAGGACTTAGTGTCACAAATCTAGTAACGCTAGGATATTGTGCTTTAATTCCCTTTACAGCTTGTATAAGCAATTCTGCACCTTTGCCGCTTTTGTAACTCCAAATAGTATAAAATATAGCCGTTGTGGGCACTTGAGCAGTTTTCTTTAAATCTTCTATTCTTTCGGGAACAAAGTCATGAAAGCTAACACATACCATTGCCTCTGGTTGATGTTCTTCATCAGTTAGTGCAGCAACAACCCTGCCGTCGCTAACTCTAAAATCAGTAGATATTTCAGGACGAACAGGATCGTCTTTTATAAAACTTAATAATGTGTGTGAAAGGTCTGTGATAAATTGAAACATGATACTGCTATTTATACGTATATTATAAAAACACAAATTTTATCCAAAAAAATAGGACCCGAAGGTCCTATTTTGATTTACATATGATTATGCATACCTGATTTCAATAAACCCTTCTTCATGTGTGGGCTCTTCCCATCCATCAATCATAGTACGTACAACATACTCGGGAATGTTCTTACCAGGGCGACTTGCTAACCGCTTTGCTAGTTCTTCACTTTTAGGAGTACGAAACACCACAGCGATATGTTCATAGTCAGGCAACATATTAAACTTCTTCTTACGGCTTTTAACTGTAGTAGAAGTTTGATCCCAAATTATATCACGGCTAGCTTCTCGTGCTACTACAACTTCATCAACCATTAGTTCAATTGCAATAGGCATATATTCGTTGAATACTTCGTTATAAGTCTTTCCCATATCTCGTGCATATATTTCTACCCATGTATCTGTAGAAATATATGCACACTTATCTGCCCACTCTTGATGAGCAACCCAAGTGCTTTTACCTGAACCGGGTACTCCAATTAATTGATAACATTTAGGCATATTAAATATCTTTTTCCCAACCAAATTTCATACCGCGCCAGTTATTTGGCTCACTCTTTTCATTAGCATCATAGGTCCATCCAAGAACCTTCATCATCTTGTGCTTGACCATTAAGTTAGGCTGACGTACTGCATGAGTATCCTCAAAGCCCATCATAACGCCAACTTCGGTCACTGCTCCACTACGACAAATTCCAGCAGTGCAATGTACAATAACATTCATGTCATTGTCCTTTGCATGTTGTAGCAAACGAACAAGTTCAATTGCCTGTGCATCACTAACTTTCCAATCTTCTTCCATTGAATAGTCATTGGCTTCAATGTCAAGGAACTCAAAATTGTGTCGCTCTTTGAAGTTGTGTTTGGCTTCGGGCTTCCAACCTGCTGGATCAGTAATGCTAATTAACATACTATTCGGTCCCGGATCATTATACCACATGCCGCTACTGATATCAGTTGCAGCACAATTCTGAATAAACATTATATCACCTATTCTTTAATTTATCAATCTCGTTTGCTGCTTCTTCTAACAGGTCAGCAATACGATCTGGTTTACCTTCAGTTACACTTTTGCGGCCTTGAATCTGTCTGCGAATCTCTGCCCGCTTACGCAAACGAAATACTAGACTTTGTTGTTCTACGGGCAAGTGACTTTCATCATTTGCCATGTGTTCCTCAAATCGGTCAAATTCCTCGTTCATATTTAATTTAGTTTTTATCATGATGTCCTTTAATTTCACCCTTCATTGCGTCTTTGATAGCATCTTCCATACTAATTGCAATCATACCAGTAGCATCTATTCCCATATCACGACAGCGAAACTTTTCCATTCCACTTTCGCCACCATGCAGGTGACCGTGAAAATGTACAGCACCGCGGTGCATCTGGTCCCATTCTGCAATAGGGTAATGAAACATCACAACTTTAGTTCCATTGTAGTTGATGTCCAAATACTTGTGTACTTCTTCAAAACACTTGCGGAATGTAGGATCAGTCAATGCTTTACGGTCATGATTACCTTCAACTAAAATTTTAGTACCGTTACAACGGTTCATGTATTCAGCTGCCTTTTGAGCAGGCAAGAATGCCACATCACCCAAAATATAAACAAGGTCTGTAGGTTCAATTAAATCGTTCCATTCCTTGACCATGGCTTCGTTCATGTAAGCAACATCATTACGAAATCTTGCCCGTGATACCGGGCAGAACTTCATAATATTTTGGTGCCCCCAATGTGTATCGGAGGTTATCCATGTTTTCATTTTATATTCCTTATATATTCTATACACCAATCATGTTCTTGCCATTTTGCGGTGAATTCTAAAATTATTCTTTTCAATAAAACTATTGTAGCAGACTTTTCATTTATTGTCAACATATGGAAATACCCGGCGCGCCGGGTATTTTAGAGAACAGATACGTACTTTTGCAGAGGTATCTGCCGTGTTACTCTATTTAGCTTACACTAAATCGTAGCGACTGGTCATCACGGCCTTAAGCATGATTGCTTCAGGCGAGAATGCGTCTGGGTCTGCACCCAATACACTAGCAGCAATCGCTGGTGAGAATCCTGATACAAGAGCGGTTCCACTCTTGTCAAACTCAACTGGAGCGTTTCCGCTAGCATTCAAGTTCCAGAAAACTACCTTAGGCAATTCGTATCCTGCTTCACTGTACTTACGTGCGATCATTTCCATTGCACTGTCATCATACTTAACGCAAACGTTAAATTGCATGTCAGAGAAAATCATCAGTGTCTCAGGCATTTCTGCTTGTGATACCTTGTTCTTAACCGCAGTGCTAAGGATTTGATTGAACGCACCATGTAGGTTTGTACTCATTTCCCAATCTGAACTGATCATTTGATCAATCTTTTGGTTGATAGAACCCTTAAGGTTCACCAACTTAGTATTGTCGCTGAAAGTCAAGAAGCAGTCCTTGAACTTACCCTTGTTCTTGTCAGCAAAGTACAATCCCAATGAGACTGCAATTTCCAAACAAGTGGTGTCACCCTTTTTGCCTGCCTTGCTAGTCATAGAGCCACTAACGTCAACTAGAGGCAATACGCTAGCGTCACCAACATAGTTAGGCAATGCGGCCCATTGTGCTTCAATAGCACCCAATTCAGTAGCAGACCACTTAGTTGTACCGTATCCGCCGATACGACCCTTCAGTACATCATGCGGGAAGATTGCGTTAGCATTGATCTTCACACCTGATTCGCCCTTAACCAACTTAGTGATATACTCAGCATAAGTTGTACCGTGACGACCGAAAGCCTTCTTGTAACGACTATGCGCTACACTTGGAACGTGACTGTAGTTGATGTTATCCCAGTCATTTGCACACATTTGTGATTCAACAACGGTTGTCATACCAACCAAAGTCTTACGATATTGCTTTGGGCTCATACCGAAGAATTCACGAATTTCAGCCGCGATCTTGCCCTTACGTGGAGTCCACTTAGCAGCAAGACCATTCTGTTGACGCAAGTAGTTGCCTAGTAATGCGTATGCAGTAGCCTTCATTTCCTTAGATTCAAAAACTAGCAAGTCATCAAACCGGCCAAGTTCAGGAACCTTAGTGATAAGACGAGCAGCATCAGCTGGGTTAGTCTTTTCCAAATGAGTCAACACTTGACGGAAGATTTCCCGTTCACCAGCACCACCACGGACATCACGTGCCCATTGAACAATACGCAATGCCAGATCGGCATTCTCAACGTAAGCTGCGGTGAATTGAGGGATAATGTTCTTGCCACGGCTTGCGCCAATGTTGTAGAACAAGTCAACACATGCGTTAGCTGTTGACTGACGAGCCTTCATACCGTTTGTAGTACGGGCTTCTTGATTACCGATTGCTGTTGCGAATTGCATACTGTTTCCTTTCTTAGTTTTTAACAGGTTAATACTAGTTTAATGTCCTAGCAGACGCCAAATTATTGTTGCGGATGTTAACCTAAATTTAACAGGATCGTTTTGTACTTTTTGTTTCAAGTGAGAAATCCAAACTCACCTTTGATAGTCTTGAAGTTATCGCTGATCATCATTCCATAGTTTTATGGTGTTGCTGAACCGATCCTAAATCTTATTGTCTAAGCGTTTATTATTATTATAGATTAGTTTCTTGTTATTGTAAATACATTTTGGGTAAACGGGATGATTGTGCCAATTTATTTATTATTCTGGTCTGACCAATTATAACACTCAGACCCTATCAACAATTCATGTTGACTATCCACACTCGGCTTTCTGTAGTGAACACATAGATTGTCTTTCCAATCTGTCGTACATTCCTTCTGCG